CTGATGCTGTGGCCACTAAACCCGCCGGTCATTCAGCGACTCACGCGTCTTCTGCTACTGATCCTTCTGATATGCAGCCAAAAACTACAGGTGGAAGCAACTGTAATAGACAAGGCGGCTACAGAGGTGGCAACGGAATGATGGATATCTTTTCAGGTGGCAACGTTGTAGATCAATTCCAAGACCAAGACCAAGAACAATTCCAAGACCAAGAACAATTCCAAGATAAATCTCATCAAGATGGTGGAAGACGCAGAAAAAGAAATAAAGCTACTAAATCTATGTTAGACAAATTAATGATGGCTGCTACTTTCAGAAAACGCTCTGTTAAAAAGGGCAAAAAACTCCGTCGCAAAGGCGGCAATATTCTGAATGATACTGTTCATGAAACCGGGAAAGTGTTAGATACTTTATCCAGCGGCATAATGGGCGGTAAACGTAACCCTAATTGTAAAAAGGTTAAAATGGGTAAAAAAGGCGGCTCGTCGCAAAATGATTATTAAACAAGAGTCTCATATCATTTCTCGTGTGCTATAATATATAATTTATAATTATAGTTATAATAGATAATTTCAATTAGCAACGCTTTTTCATAATCGTCTATTGCGCTTGCTTCGCTTGCTTCGCTTGCTTTGCTTGCATAGTTCTTTTCATATGTTATTTTTGCGTCATATATGTCATTGTCATATAGGATTTTTCTAATTGCCGCCTTTTTCAAGTTTGATACTAATCGCGTTATATGAGATTTCAAGATAGCCAAAGCATAACTCTCTATATTCACATATTGTACTGAATCAATCTCAACATTTTTAATAGTTTGTCTATATTTCAATATATTTCTATTCATTCTCTTGCTAATAAAACTGTCCCTCGTATTAATGTAATTATTCCAAAATGATATATATATATCGCAATATCGGCGCTTGGAAATATCCATAATCATTTCTTGAATATCCTTAGGAATATCGTGAAGATAATTCTCTTCAAACATTACCTTTCTTGTCGTCTGCCTGTCGTCTGCTTGTCGTCTGCCTGTCGCTTATTATATACTATTATATATAAGCCTTGTCAATTTTTACTTGATGATGCAAAAAAATATAAAAATATATACACGGGGCTACAGATTACCTCTCAATTCTGATTGCATACACGAGCGTATAATATGCCGAGAATATATATTGAGATAGCAGGGCTTTCTCGTAATTGGCCACGGGGCTATTATTACCTGGATTTTCCCTCTCATATACTTTCTTGGCATTATAGATTCCGTTATTTCTCAGGATTTTCTTGACTTTTGGCATCTTCATATATTTAATAATATCATCAATATGGTTTTTCAGCTTCTCACTGGCAATCTTTTGACGATTTGTAAAGGCTGACGCATTCACTCCGGCCTTATATACATAATTCAAACGGCATACGCTCTTGTGCATCCTGTCGTCAATGAAACTATTATATCGCCAACTAAAATTATCTCTCTCGGTCTTGACGTGGATATTGTAATCATCTTGGCGCCAATACATATCAATCATTTCCAGAATATCCACGGGAATCTCTGTCAAATAATTATCCTTAAACATACTGAGCATCAATATATTTCTCTTCTGGGCTTACGACTGGCGACTGGCCTTCTGGGTTGGCTTGCGGTTGGCTTGCGATTGGCTTGCTGAATGTGTTAGCGCTACTTAGGCGCTCTGCTATGGTCTGATTGGTTAGACGATTATATTTTATAAATTTTAATCAATTTTTCAGTTATATTGCAAAATATAGGACATTTTACACCGAGTATATAAAAAAATGATTATATATAGTAAAGCGGAAATATCTTAATATCATAACTATGGATAAAGGAAAGAAAATCATAGTCCTTGTAGGATTCCCTGCATCTGGTAAATCTACATATTCCAAAAAATTAGCAGCGAAATATTCTAAAAACGGCATCATATTATCGCGCGATACATTAGGCGGTGCAATAGCTGATATTTTACCGAAATTGAAGGAACTTTTAGAATCTAAAAATAACTATAAAATAATTATTGATAATACAAATATTACTATAGATACCCGAAAGCCTTTTGTAAAATTAGCACAGAGCTTAAATGTTCCCATAGAAGCCCATTATATTGTAAATACTATTGAAGATAGCCAGGTTAAAACATTACATCGGATGTTTGATAGATATAAACGCATATATATGACTGGTAAAGCCGAAAAAAATACAGAGGCTCACAAAGACCCTAATGTATTTCCGCCAGCTGCTTTGTTTGCTATGCGAAAAAAGATAGAGATTCCGAAAATTACCGAGGGATTTACAAATGTAATAACCGTACAGGCACCATCTATTAAATGGGACGGAAGGAAATACAGGAATAAGGCGGTATTTTTTGATATAGACGGGACTCTACGACATACAGAACATCTTAAACATAAATATCCCGTAATTCCTGAAGAAGTAGAGCCAATGAAGATTATATCCCTAGAAGAACAGAGAGAAAAATTGAAGGCTCTTCTAAAAAACAAATATAAACTGCTCGGTATAAGTAATCAGTCTGGCATTTCTAAGGGTATTGTTAGCGAAAATCAGGTCGTCGCGTGTATGAATAAGACTCGCGAAATGCTTGGATTGACCGAAAAGGAGTTTAATATTACTTATTGTCCCCATAGTGCCTTTCCGCTAAGTTGCTATTGTAGAAAACCACAGGTAGGGCAAGTTGTTAATTTTGTAGAAACTCTAAAATTAAATCCTTCCAAATGTATCTTTGTAGGAGATAGAAAAACCGACGAAACTACGGCTCTTAGAATGGGAATGCTATTTATTACAGCAGAAGACTTCTGGAAAAATACCTGATACCTTGCATATAGATTTCATATAAATATCATATAATATCATATAAACATATGAGCAATTAAACAATTAATTAAAATAATTAGGAGATAGAATAAATGAGTTTTAATAATCAGCTTTTGGAGAAATATAATGTCAAGTTGTTTAGCATAGAATACACCACTTATGATATAATAAACGATTTCCTTAAAAATAATCAGAGCGAACAGCCATTCTATATCATAGATTTAGGGGAAATTATTAAATTGTATGAGAAATGGATAACGAATTTTCCGAATATTAAGCCATATTATGCAGTCAAATGCAATCCGAATCCCGTAATCTTGGATTTACTATGTTGTCTCGGGACTTATTTTGATTGCGCCTCAGAGAATGAAATCAAGTCTGTCATAGAATACACTAACGACCCTGACAAAATCATCTTCGCAAATCCTTGCAAAATGTCTTCTCAAATAAAATATGCCCGCGCTAATGATGTTGATATGATGACCTTTGATTGCGAAGAAGAGCTTTATAAGATTAAACTGTATCACCCGTATTCCAAGCTTCTTTTGCGTTTGGCCGTAGATGATAGCAATAGCATCTGTCAGTTTAATTCAAAGTTCGGGTGTAAATTGGAAAATGTAGAGAAACTAATGACGCTTATGAATACTCTAAGCTTGAATCTCGTAGGCTTCAGCTTTCACGTAGGAAGCGGTTGCCGGTCTCTAGATAACTATTATAATGCTATAAAAACCTGTCGCGAAGCTTACGACCTGGCGATTAAAAATAATATCAATATTAATATAATAGATATTGGCGGCGGATTTCCAGGAGTTTATTCAGAGACTTCTATAAATATAGACCAGATTGCCGAGACTATCACAAGCGCCCAGAAGGAGTTTTTTGCTACCGAGATAGAAGAAGAGACTATTCAGTTTATCGCCGAGCCTGGGAGATATTTTGTGGAAAAATCGCATATCCTCGTGCTTAATGTAATCGGCAAAAAACGCGAGAAATATTTGAATAAGGATACGGGCGAATTGGAAGAAATTATTATTTACTATCTTAATGACGGCGTTTATGGTTCCTTCAATTGTATCTATTTCGACCACAACAATCCTATCATACAGCCTTTCAATGAACGCAATGAGAAGATACTATACAAGAGCAAGATTTTCGGGCCCACTTGCGATAGTATGGATTTAATAGCGAATGAAATAATGCTTCCCGAATTGGTCGTGGGCGAATGGGTATATGTAGAGAACTTCGGGGCATATACTACGGCTGCCAGCTCGTCCTTCAACGGCTTTATGACGACCGACTATAAATACATCCTCCGCAATTAGGCCGCCCATAATAAATCTTTATATTATATAGTTATTTAAGGGAATGAAAGGAAATAATGTGATATATTTTACAGTAGATGATGTGATAGAGAAATATAAGAATAGTTATTGGAGTAGGAGCGATGAAAATTATTTATTATCTAATGTTTTGGCCGTGGATTATTCTGATATTGCCACAGTATTGAATAAGGAATATGACGATGTCGTATATAAAATAATAAAGAACATTTTGTATAAGGAATATATCAATGATATATTTAATAAAAAATACAAAGATGATGAAGGTACTAGTATATTGCGAAAGAAATATAAATTGGAATACATAACAGACACAGAGATTGACAAAATATTCCGCTCGGCCTGACTTTCTGACTTCTGACTTTCTGACTAATTGAGGGAATCTATGAATATTGTGGATATGGTGCAGGTTGATGTTAGACCGTTGAATAATGCCATAGCCCCGAAGAGTATCAATATTATTAAGGGAATCTTGTTTATATTTTTATAGGAATATGTAGCATATAGCGTATAGCCTCCTGCGATTAGTATGAGGGAACCGAGAATTATTTGGGTTATTCTCATAATATTATAGAGATTGAAGCTATTAGTTCCTATTACATTTATTTTTACAGTATTATTGTTTTGTAAAGAAACCGTATTGACTCCCTGAGATAAATTATTGAATTGAAGAGAACTGCTGACAATTACATTGCGGTCTTTGGCGAAATACTTGTCCTTTATGAATTGCGAGCGAGATGCCGAATTGCATACTATATATATCTCCTTCTTGTATTTTAGATGCGTTTTTATCATATCCACATTGAACCTTATCATATACATAGGGATATAATACACATCGTAATTATAGGATTTATCAAAGCGTCGCGAATATACCTCATCGCTCTTTCGTATATCTATAAATAAATAATCGGCCATAAATCTATGTCTTGTCTTATTTTTTTGCAACATTTTATTTATTATTTGTCTGCTCGAATATCAAGAGGTTTTATGAATACTTCGTTGAACTTATCCATTACCTTGTCATATGTATAGTCTCTAAAAGCATTCCAATCCTTCGTTTTTTCTACACTCGGCTTAAAGCTTGTTAGGATATTATGTAATTCGCTTAAACTGCTATACCAGATTCCCTTGTCTCCCAGTAAATGAAAGTGTGCCGTGCTACCAATCTTGGCGGCTATGACAGGTTTGTTCTTGCTTGAAAATTCGCCTATGGATAGCCCAAAGGTTTCGCCATCTATTCGCGCCCACAACATAGCATCGCAAGTATTGATGAACTTTGCTTTCTCGGCCAAATCTATTATTTTGTTTATATAAATAATATTAGGGATATTCTCGCAAAATGGTCGCGTATTACAAAATAGGAAGTATATTTTAGGATTATTCTCAGCAATACTGACGACCAGCTCGGGAACGCGCGGGATATTGAATTGGTCGTATCCTCCGTGTCTCCCGAATACCACGGCATCATCGGGAATATTTAATGCTTTCCGCATATTCATATTATCTGGCAAATCCGGCAAGTTAATCATATGCGGTACCACGGGGATATTCGTATTGCCTTTTGCATACACTACATAGGGTGATATAGTAGCATAGACATCGCCGTGAGGGAAATCGGTGTTAAAAACGCAATGGACGACGGTTTTACATATATCTTTGGAAGCCATCTTATTGTCCCATTCGCCGGCCTTAATCATATACAAGATATCGCATTTTTCCTCTTTAAGTATGTTATCGGCTTCTTGTTGCCAATTTGCATAAGGCCTCAGAGTAAATTCTTTGCCAAACTTCTCTATTACATCTGGGAAATTATACTGATGGCTATTACAATACATAATTATACTCTCGTGCCCCAAATAATACTTATTATAATAAGCATAATCATATAGCGAAACCGTCGTTCCTCTCTCGCATAACTGATTGTCGTGAAAGGCAATCTTAATCTTCTTTTCCATATCCATAATATATGTTTATTAATACCTGTAATATTTTTATATGTAATATATTTTATATAATTTATATAATTTATCTATTAGACTCTTAACCACTCCATATAAGAGACACTGGAAAATCTTTTTTTTTCATTTTCATTTTTTATAAAAATCCAGTTCTTTTTTAAGACATCATAAAGGTAATATAAATAGCCAGCTAATAGCCTCTCAATAAAACCGCGTTGGGGGCGGGTTCCCCCATAGGGCGGGTTCCCCAATCTCCCACAATTTAATATTATAAATAGTAGAATATCTATATTATTTTATGGAAAAACCAGTGATCACCCTTGACAGGTTCCTCTCTATCTGGATTTTTCTTTATACTATCCTTTATTTATTTGGAATAGTTCCCTTTAATCCTGTTATTCTTATCTCTATCGCGTTATCCTTCTTCCTTATCTCTCTATTTATCATTATCCCTCGCTTAAATGAAAAATCACTTCTTACCTATTATATATCTATAAATACCCTCGCTAAAATAATACCCTTGCTTCTCATTATTAATCGCCTAATAACTTTCCCCGATATCATCTTTTCTATCCTCTTTATCTTCTTCTATCTCATTTATATGCGTATCCTCAATGTTAATATTTTATCTATTTATACCGATTATATTGAATTCATTATTGACAGCGACACAGCTAATGATGGTGCTATTTATCACTATTTTAATAAACTTTATTATTATAAAAATACTTAGAAGATTCTTAGCAGTTCTTGAGACACTGGAATATTCAAATTTTTTCATTTTCAATTTTTATAAAAATTCCAGTTCTTTTTAAGACACCATAAAGGTAATATAAATAGCCGGCGATAGCCTTTTCTATATCCTTGACAATAGCCGGCGATAGCCTTTTCTATATCCTTGACAATAGCCGGCGATAGCCTTTTCTATCACCTTGACAATAGCCGGCGATAGCCTTTTCTATAATTATTATAAAAATACTAAGATTCTCTTAGCATATCTTGAGACACTGGAATATCAATATTTTTTCATTTTAAAATTTGAGTACATCTCTTGATTTATTTTGTAATTTCTAAAAAACTTTTGAAATTTTTGAAAAAACAGAAAGATGTACTCAAATTTTAATTTTCAATTTTTATAAAAATCCAGTTCCTTTTTAAGACACCATAAAGGTAATATAAATAGCCCGCGATAGCCTTTTCTATAATTATTATAAAAATACTAAGATTCTCTTAGCATATCTTGAGACACTGGAAAATCTTTATTTTTTCATTTTAAAATTTGAGTACATCTCTTGATTTATTTTGTAATTTCTAAAAAACTTTTGAAATTTTTGAAAAAACAGAAAGATGTACTCAAATTTTAATTTTCAATTTTTATAAAAATCCA